TGGCTGTACCAGGACGCGGCCTTGGAGCGGGAGAGAGTTGGTAGGCTGGCGATTCTGGCGGCGTCCAGGCCCGATCTGGCGCCGCTCTGCTCTCTGCTGGCGGAGGATGGGCACCGGAGGGGAGCCACCGCGACGATGCTGGCGGGGGCGTTGCCGAGGATTGCGAGTGCTCCGGCTGCTCCGCCGGCGCCTCCGGGATGGTGGGGTCGGGTGCGGCTGGCGTGGAGAGTGCTGTTTCCTGGCTGGAAATCGAACTATTAGGTAGTGCTTAATAGTTCAACTCACGTTTCCCCTACGCCCGTCAGCGGGCTGGAAAGGGGCGCCAACCATGCCGCCGCAACGGCTTTGGGGTCCACCTGCAGATGATCGGCCCCGAAGGCCAGCCGGCGCCGAAGCTCCGTGCGGGGGATGTCCACCGGGATTTCCGGCGTTTCCTCTGTGATTTCTGGGCGATGTGGAAGCTCGTAGAGGCGAGGCTGATTCATGGCGATTTTCCAGGGGAAAGGTAGTGATCCGCCAGTGAGAATAGCCCAGATAGGGGCGAGGCGGCAGCCACGTCAACGTGTGCCAGCCCCGCAATTGCGACCGCCACTACCACCAGCGCCACCGCCTGGCCTACCCAGGAGCGGGCCACGGGGTCGGCGGCAAGCGCTTGGAGCAGCGCCACCGCAGCGGCGGAGAGCGGGTGCGGCTGAGCGTCGCGCGCCAGCTCGGCAGCGCGGGCCTGGCGGTCGGCGCGGACCTCGCCGATCAGTTCGCGACAGGCCGATTCGAGTCCCAGGAGGAGACGGGTGAGGCCTTCCACCTGGAGGGAGAGGGCGCGGACCTGGGAGCGGAGGCCGGGGTCCCCGGGGGGGATAGAATCATCAGGGCTCATTATCCCCCCATGCTATCAGCAGTTTTGCGGAGTTTTGGCCGGATCCCCACGCAGGGCCGGCCGGAGATTGAGCAGCATGGCGAGGCCACCCAGAGACAGGGACCCACCGACGACCGCAAGAGGCGCCACGAATTCGCCAGCGCCCCGGCTATCCACGATGGCGCCGCCGACCATCGCGAGGCCGGAGCCCGCGACCACTTCGGATACCACCATCAGCCGGGAGATACACTGGCGCCGCTCCAGGGGGACCGTGGTGGACAGGTCAATAGGCGCGGGTGCGGTTTCCGCCGCAGGATCGGCCAGGGCAACGGAAGCAAGGAGGAGCAGTGTGGACATCATTCTATTTCCAGGATCAGACGCGCATCCACCGACCCCCATTCCACCCGCCGCACCAACGCGGGGGTATTGCTGAGGCCGACTACGCTCTCAGAGAATAGCACGCAGTCTACCGGTCGGAGATGGTGGAGCCGGAGAAGCGACCCGACGACGGCCACCACGCGTCTGGGCTGGCGCCGCTCCAGGAGGGAGAGCAAAATTCTATCGGCTGTCAGAAGGTCATAGACCCATTGGGTTTCGATGGCCTCCCCGATCTTGCTCCCCAGCAGGGAGAGCGACCGCCGCGCCACTTCGGAGGAGATGTCGCCCCCGGTGCCAGCGACCCGCCTGGAGCGGAGGTGTTGCCCTGTTCTGGCGCTCCAGGCATAGCGCAGCGTCATATCGTTGAGCGGAGTCCCAACGCGGGTAATCCGCCCATCCCTGGCCACCTCTCCCCGGTCCACACTCAGGGAGTCAATGGCCAGGGACGCGGAAGGCTGGCGCCACAGGACCGGGCGGACGCCGCGCGGACCCTGGAGCAGAGAGACGGGGAGGAGGGGGAGGATCTGGGAGGTGAGCCACTCCCACGGGGCCACGGGCTCATCCAAAAACCCGGCCAGTCGGAACCCGGCCAGCGGCGCGCGGATGGCCTCAAGGGCGCCATCGTCCACCTTCAGAGAGGACCGACGAAGAGCCCAGGCGATCACATCGCCCGCCTCCTGGAGCGGAGTCCCATCCTCCAGCGCGAGGCCGCCGCTGGCCCATGTGGTGAAGTAGGAATAGCTGGCGTCAGAGGTGATGACCGCAGCGGCGGACATATCCACCGTGGCTATAGTCTGGCCAGCGGAGTCAAGCTGGTAGCCGACCGCAAACGTCTCGGAGGAGTCGTCAGTGGGGGAGTAGATAGAGACGGAGGTGGAAGCCACCCGGTGCGCCGCGATGATCAGTATGTCCGAGCCGACCGGGAGGGCTGGGGAGCCGGAGCAGGTGTCGGCGGTGCCGTCCGCGCGCTGGTAGATCCCTGCGGTGCCGATCACGATGGGATAGCCGCGACCCTCACTCCCGCCGACAGAGGGCCAGGTGTCCTCCGCCACCCGCTCCGAAGCAGAGGGCACCAGGCCAGAGTCCTCCCAGGGACGCGGAGCCAAGTGGACCGACACGGGCTCTCCGGAATGGCCGTACTCCCCGCCGGGAAGAAAGCCGGAGAGGAGGATCTCCCGCGCCGCCCATAGATCGTCCGGGCCAGAGACGGACAGCTCCACCTCCGCAGTCTCCAGACGATGGCCGGCCGCCTCCAGAGCAGCGACGCCGGGCCATGATAGATCCACCGTCACGCCATCCGAGGGGGCGGCAGGCTCTCCTGCAGCTGGAGCTTCCCACGCCCACCCAGGCGGGGGGAGTACTCCAAGCGTCGACGCCCCGGTATCGGCCGGAGGAGTGGAGGAGGACCATAGCCAGCGAGATCCGGCCCATTCTATGGTGAGGATCCAGATCATAGCTCCTCCTCAATCGTCACGGTGGACACCCGCACAAGGTCGGAGACCTCCTCCTCCCCCACCGCTTGCTCCAGCCGGGCCGCGCCGACCATCCGGCCGTAGAGGGCGCCCCTTGCCCGGTCGACCGATGCCGCCCACTGGCCGGAGTCCGAGACGGGGACGGTCGGCAGGTACACCACCAGTCTGGTCCCGTTGCCCCACTCAATGAGGTCTGCCACCAGGAGCGCCGTGTCGTGACGCGCCGCCACGGGAGGCGAGGCAGACCCCCACCGCACGTAATCAGGCGTGTGGCTCGTTGTGGTGTTGACCCGCCGAATATCGTACAGGTCCACCCCCTCCACCCAGGATAGCTCTACCGCCCGCCGGGCTGGCGTCGCGTTGTCTGCCAACCGGACACCGCCGGGGAGATCCAGGAGCTTCCCGCCCGGCTCGATCGCCAGATTGCGGGTGAGGCTATAATCCTTCCCGAAGATAGCGCAGGGGCCGACGGCGCAAACCGCCATCTCCCCCCACTTGCTCCCGTAATACAACGTCCCGACGGGAGTGGTGAGCCGGACTTTACTCGGCAGCAACGTAGAGGACCGCAAATAGCTATCCAGCACGACGATGGCCTCCCGCGGAAAGACCTCGATGTACCGAGTGGTCCCTGCCGATGCCGTGACTCCTTCCACCACGATCCGTGCCGTCCGGGCGGATGCGACGTATGCCGAGATTATGCCCTCTGAATTACTGACTACCTTTCCAGAAGATACCAGCGTCACCTTGGTATTGTCGGTCCAGACCCGGACCGCAGCCCCCACCAATTCCGACCAACGCACTGACACGCCGGCCGACGATTGAGGCCGGAGGCTGAAATAGTTTCCGACGACATCGATGCGGGCCGTGAATGTATAGACCGGTGTCGTCGCCATGTCGGTCCAAGCGGCGCCATCCCACAGGCCGATAGTCCAGGGGCCCCCGTATAAACCGGCAAGATAGCATCCGACCAGGACGCCGGGCGGGACCGTGGCCGGGTCCAGCGATACCACCAGGCGGATCTGGTCGGCACTGGTTCCGAGGTCGACCCAGCGGGCAATCGACTGAGGGGAAGGTCGATTGACGGGCAGGATGTTGCTGGAGGAATACGGGCTGGTGGAGGTGATCGACCAGGACTCGCCGGCGGCCACCGGGCCCGACCTCAGGGCCAGGGCGAGGCCGTCCCATCCGGACGCCGGCGAGCTGGAGGCCGGCCGTGGGTGAAGCCCATTGCGGACTGTGATCAGGCCTGACGTTGCAATCCCGATCTGGTCGGGTGGATCGGCGAGATTGACGAGCCCTGCGTAGCTGCCTGAGGTGAATGGCACCTCGTACCAATTTGCGGAGGAGGATGCCCCGCAACCCCAGCGCACCCGATTCGTGCCGATGGTGCCGCCCCCATTGGCCAGCGCCGCGGTCTCACACAGGTTGACCCAGGTTTTTCCATCCAGGGTGTACCAGACTGCGCAGTCAGAACCCAGCATATGAATGCGGAGGCCAACTCTGTCTGTCGACGTTATCGTCGTGGATCCCAATGTCCCGCCGGATACGTCGCCGGCCGTAATGGTAATCAGCGAGGGAGTAGGAATACTTCTCGTGATGCGGACAATTACCTCCCGGGTGTACACCCCATTGTCCAGCGCCGCCCGGAGGTCGGCCGATCCAGACAAAACCTCCACCACCGCCTCCGCTACGAGCGCTGTCGAGGCTCCTCCCGGAACCGCCGTATACCGGAGCGATTCACCACCTGCCGTCGTGACAAGCAATGCTCCACTGCTGATGGTATCCGTAGGCGCGCCGACGGCTGCCCGGGTCCAGCCAGAATCCTGGGGCTTATCCATCGGGAGCCAGGTCAACTCCCAGGTCACCTGATCCGCCTCATCGCCGGCGCTGGACAGCGCTGGGAGGGTGAGGGACCGCCAGCCTCCCAGCCGAGACAACCAGAGCCGATCTGCTCCCGCTCCGCCCACTGCAGATTGGGAATTGTGAGCGAGCCAGAGGCTTCCCTTCCACCAGCATCCAGCAGCGATCCAAGGCCCGGAGCCCGCCACCCCGGTCTTGTGCCAGGCACCGGCCTGGAGGCCGGACGTATCGCCCATTTTCTCCCAGGTATCCCCGGTATCCAGCGAGCGAAGAGAGACCCAGGAGTCGGTTCCCGCCGCCAGACGGGCGGTAAGGTAGAGCGTTCCATCCTCGGCCGAGACGAGGATCAGGTCCAGGTCCTTGTCCAAGTATCCAGCCGTTAGATAGCCCCATTTCGTTCCCGCAGCGACGACCTGCACATTGGTGGAGGCATAGGCAAAAGGCTCTTCAGCCGCCGCGATCCGGTAGGAGTATGGGTATTGGTTCGACTGGGACACATAAACCAGCACAAACCCGCCGCCCGGAATCGCCGCCACATCATGCCCGCCACCGAGAGCGAGGCCGGCCGTGGTCCCGGTCAGACCCGCAATGAGGGTCGCCGTAGCCCCATTGTCGTAGCTCACGAACTGTGCAATCGCATTCGCAAAGCCAACGACATACTCCACACAAATCAAAATCTGATCTTGCGAGTACGCCGCCCGGATACGACGGGGGAGCGTCGCAGCCGGGTCATAGGCCGTCGGATGGAGCCGAGGAGAAAGGAGGTTCCATGTGGCTCCCCGATCGTCGGAATAGACGCTACGGAGTGTCCAGTATCCCGTAGATTCTTCGCCGAAGAAGATGCAGACGATACGCCCCGTCGGCAGATAGACCAGCGCTGGAGAATACGGTTGGGTCCGGGCCGTGAGGACCGTGGCCTGGTCGTTTAGGTTGGTGGTGTTGAGAATGGAATTCCCATCCCCTGCGATCTGCAGCATCCGCAGGTAGGTGCCGCCGGCCTCCCCGGCTACCACCAGTCCATCGGGATGGGCGCAGATCGCCACGTCCGAAAGGCCACTGGCGGAGAGGTACCGGGAAGACGTGAGCACGGACGGCGCTTCCCACCCGTAGAGGGTGCTGCCCGACTGCACATAGATCGCGGCGCCTTGGCGGTCCGGATGGCCACCTCGGGCCACCACTACCGATAGATCCTGGGGAGTCCAGGCACCATCCCCCTTGTAGCTTTCAAGAATCCCCTGCTGGCTGGTGGTTGCGGGTACGGGGGCCCCCGGCCTGACCTCTGCATCTGGCAATGCCGATACGCGGGAGCCCGCAAGAAACAGCCCGGAATCTGTCGTTACCACCTCGGACCCAGAAGGGATGATGAGCCCACGTAGGGCGGTCTTCACATATTCAGCCATCATATCCCCCTAAAAATGGCAGACTTCCCCGCCCGATTCGTGCCAGTTTTGGAGAGGACTCCGCCCCGCTTTCGGCTGGCGTACAACGCAGTCTCCACCGTCCGCCCATCCAGACTCATGTAGATCTGCATTGGCTGGCCAGGAGCCCCCCGGCCTGCATTGACATCCCGAACCGCCTCCGGCCCGCCCATCGTCCGCACACCCTGGCCAGTGACCACACCCTCCCCCTGGCGGAGCTTCGCTTGATATTCGTCTGGCGCCATCCCAGTGTGAAACGTCGGCGGGGCCTGGGCCTCGATCTGTGCCACCTGGGCCGCACCAGCCAGGGCGACGATGCCGGCCGATACTGGAGCTACAATGAGGTTAGCTGGGTAGGGCACCACAGCCATAGCCGACTGAAAAGCATCCAGAGCGGCCAGCCCAGCTTTTACGCCAGCCTCCGCCGCTGCGGTCTGCTGGGAGATCCGGAAGGCAATGAGGGCGCCTTTCTTTCTCTCCTCTATCTGGGCTTTGATCTGCTTCTTTTCGGCGTCCGTCATGTGGTCGCCGTTTTCCTCCAGCCGCTTTTGGAGGGCACCCACCATGCCAGCGGAGATGTCAGCCCACGTAGCGGAGGCGGAGGCCAGGGACGCCAGGGAATCGACCGCTATCTTTTGGATGTCAGTCCGGCGTTTCTCCAGTTCCTCCGTGTGCTTCTTCGTGGCGTCCGCCTGGAGTTTCGCCACCTGCGTCTGGTAGTTTTCCTCCACCGCCAGCGTCGCATCCGCCACCGCCTGACGAGCGGCTACGGTGGACTCTCCGGAGGCGGTCACGGCCGCAAGCTTTTCCTGCTCCGCAAAAATCGTGGCAAGCGCGGACTGATGGGCCAGCTCTATCCGCTCCGATTCGGTGGCCATCGACCCCCGCTGGGCCGCAGTGAGGGCATCCAGGGCGGAGAGGGAGCCGGTGTAGATGTCCCCCCAGGACCGCATGAGATCCTGAAGTTTTTTCAGCTCGTCCGCATGGAGTTTAGCGGCCTCCCCCGCCGCCTTATCAGCGGCCGCCTTGCCCCTCGTTGCTTTGTCGGCGGCCAGGGTGGCGTCCACCACCTGCTCCTGCATGCCTGCTTGCTGCCCGACCGCCGCATCCATCCGATCCAGCGCCGCGCGCGCATCGTCCACCGCAGCCTGAAACCCGGTCATGGCCTCGATAGATGCCAGGGCGGAGGCCGCGTCCTGGTCCATTATCTCACCGACGGACACGCCCTGGGCATAGGCGCGGGCCGTTGTCGCAATGATGGAGGTAGCATCGCCCAACACAACAAGGCCGGTCACCAGGGTTTTAATGCTGGCAAGCCATGTCTCATTGGCGATCACAGATTCGTAGGCTTCCCGCCGCGCATCCTTTTGGGCCGCCGCGTAGTCAAGGATTGCACGCTGGCCAGCCCGACGAATACCCAGGGCCGCACCATCGGCCGCGGAGAGGGCGCCGGTCGCAATAGCCAGTTTGTCTTGAGCATCCTCCAGCGCCCGATAGGCAGGGACCAGGGAGGCCGCTATCGCCGCTTCTTCCTTGCGAAGCGCATTGATGTCGTCCACCTCTTTCTGTGCCTGGTGGTAGGCATACGCCGCCGCCGCTATTGCGATGGTCGCCAGCCCGACGGCCGCGCCGACCGCACGGAGGGAGATCCCGCTGGCCTGGGCTGCGGTCGCGATCCCCTTGATCCCATCGGAAAGGTCGCCGACCGTCTGGAGGGCGCCCGCCGCCGTTTCGGAAATGAGCCCGACGCCCTTGGATAGCTGCTGTGTGGAGTCGCCAACGTCGTCAGCGGCACCGCGTAGATCATCGGCCGCATTCTTCCCTTCCTCGCCCGCCTTCTTCGCGGCGGCCGCAGTCGCGGCTACGCTGGCCTTCGCGGCCTTCTCCGCAGCCTTCTGGGCTTTGGCGAGTTCCGAGACCATGAGTTTGGCCTGGTCCGCCGTCAGGCCAGGGATGGAGGCGAGGTCCTTCCGGAGCCCGGCGAGATCCAGCTCTACGCCAATGCCAATCACATCGTCAGGCTTAGACATTGACCATCCCCTTTGCTACCTGCTTTATGCTGGCCTTGACCCGACGTTTGAATGGGGCCTTTACCAAGGTCTGAAGCAAGAACGCCCCATCCGCCGCCAGCTTGTTGGGAGTCGCCACCCAGTAGGCTTCCCCGGCCTTCTTCCCGGCCGATAGTGCAGCATGGTACTCCGCATTCGTTGCGGGCCGGGTGACGACGGAAAGAGCACCCGGCCGATGGACGTAGACGACCGAGGGTTTGCCATTCTTCGCGGTCCTGGTATCGGTGGAGCCCACCTTGATGATCACCTTGTCGGCGGTGATGTCGGCGACCGCCACGATGCGGCCGCTTTTGCCGGTCCGTTCGTTCACCTGCTGATACCACTGGGCCGCTGCGGTGGAGGCCACAGATTCAGCATCGGCCAGCAGCACCCGACCCGCGCCGTTTTTGGCGGCCTCCACCACGCGCCGGGCCATGCCCTCCAGGTCATGGGAGAGGGCGACGGCCGCGCCGCCCGAACGGAAGGACGCCCTCATCGCTTCCGCCCGAGGGCAGCCATGAGGATCGCCTGGGCCTGGGCCTTTGTCTGGACCGGGCCGGTCTGCTTGCGGGGCATGGCCCGAGACTGTGCTGTCTTCAGCTGGTCCGGAGTGAGCCTGCGGATTCTATCGTATGCCAACATCGCGGCCCTCCCTTCTTGTGATTGGCGGTAGAACCAGGAGATGTCCCCGGCGCCGAACTCCAGCGATAGGCGGAGGGCTACGAGGTCGATATGCCCCCGCCCGAGGTAAAATCCTGGGCTTGCCGGACTTCCGTTTCCTTCGGGGTGACGAGGGAGGCGACCGCCGGGAAGCAAGCCGCCGCAGTTGCCGACAGTTCCGCGACCGTTGCCCCCCGCTGCCGAAGGGCGCCCCAGACAGCGGCGCCGTATTCCAGAATCTTGTAGTCAGAACGCTCCATACTACATCCTGCTTCCTTGCCCAGCGACGTAGTGAGGCCGAGGGCGGCGCCCACCACACGAAAGCCAAGGGCCTCCGTATGCGCGTGCAGCATCCACTCCTCTGCTGCACAGAAAGCGGAGGGGCCGGAGGGGGGAGAGACTGGGTAGTCCCTCCCGAAAAGCAGGATGGTTGTGGACATTGGGACTCCAGAATCAGGTGATGGCGAAATCGGTACCAGCGAAGATATAGGCGATGCCCTCGAAAGAGAACATCCCAGGGGTGCCCTCGGAGAAGGATCCGGTAAACCGGACTTTCTTCAGGGTAAGGGTGGAGTCAGCGGTCGCGCCGAAGTTGGAGCGCTCGCCGGTCCACACGGCTTGCACCGTGTGGACCTCAAAGCCGCCGCTGGCGGAAGGAGTGGTGGACGTCGCCGCTGCCCAGGTGCCGGTTTTGCGTACGGCCTCCAGGGGGCTGGATGCGCCAACAGTCATAACGGCGTGACAGGAAAAGGAGACGCTGATCTCCTGGATCTCGGTTCCACGGAGGGAGTAGGGAGTGCCGCGATCCTTGAACGCCTGCACTACCAGATTGCCCTGGGAGATGTTGCCGATCTTCAAATCGCCATCGGTGTAAAGCACCGTCAGGGTGAGAGCGGCCCCGTCCGAAAGGACCAGGGAACCGTCGCGAGGGATAAGTGGGGCGACAGCGTCAGCCATTGGTTACTCCGTAGCAAGGTAAAAGAGAGCATTGAAGGTGAGTTCATGTCTCCGCCATTCTCCAGTCTCCAGGGAGGAGCGGGAGGAAGAGACATATACAAGCTGAAACAGCGAAGTCCAGCCGGAGGATAGAAGCTGCGAAACTACGGTGTTTTCCACATCTAACGCACTATCGTAGCTGGAGATCTGGTCTTTCGGTTTTACCTGATAGGTAAACCGGATGATAACAGTTTCCTGCTGATAAATCGTCGGCTTCTGGCGATTGCCAACTGCCCGCCCATTAGGCAGGTCTACCGAGTACGACAGATGTGCGACGGATGAGGGGTCATACCCCAGGCGATCTGGGAGGAACCGTGATTCTTTCCAGTCTCCGCCCAGGGCCACGATGCGCGCCGCGATGGCCGCGCGAATGGCGGATTGTGTGGTCACCGGCGATATCCGATGGAGGGCCAATCCCATTCCCCGCCGGAAGCCAGGAAGGTCACCGGCGAGGCCGCCCGCCGCTTGGTATCGGCGGTTCCGGTGTCGGTGGTATCATATACGAAAGACAGACCGGAGAACGCATCTTTTGCGCGGGCCGCATAGTCAGCCGCCCGCTGGGCCCAGGTTGGATTCCCCTGGGCAAAATCGTTGTAGATCGCCTGAAGGACCCGGTAAACCAGGACGAATTTCAGGTCTTCCGGACCCATGACCAGGTGAGGGATAGACCCCTTCTGCCGGATGTCATGGACCAATTCCTCCCAGCAAAGGTCGATGTAGGACTGGTAGCTGGTCAGGGCGGAGGGCCGAAGGTCCGTCAGGTCAGAGTGGCGGAGGAGGAGGTCCGCATCGGTGACGACGGGAAAGAGCCTCCGGCGGCAAAGGGCCGCCTGGCGGTCGAAGGTGGAGGAGATGCCCGCGACCGTCAGGGCCCAGACAATGCGCCACCCTTCTCCCCGGCTTTCGGTGGAGAAGGTGGAGGTAGTGGTATAGCTGGCGTAGCTGTTGGCGATCGTAGCGGTGCCAGTCTCCACCAGCGACCCATCCGCCCGGTAGACGGAGCAGGTCCCGGCCGAAGGAGCTACCAGCGACCCATCTCGGTACAGCTTGCAGACGAGGGCATTCGTCCGCCCCTGTTGGAGCAGCTCCGGGCCCGCAAAAGCCGCGCTGTAGAGAGGGTCGCTGGTAGGCATCGCTCAGCTCAGGGTGTGGGTGTGGCTGGGACCGGTGTGCGTGTGTCCGCTATCAGTGTGGGTATGCGCTACTTGAATGACGGGAATGTCGTAGGTATAGAACAGGGTGTAGTTGTGTACCCCGTTGCTGGCCGTCGTCGGGGTAAAGGTCGCGCTGGTCGCGCCCTGGGCCGCGATGGCTTCCCGTACGTCGTCCACAGTGAGCATCCACGCCGCAAAGTTGGTGAACCCGAGCGGGACCGGGACGCCCAGTTTGTTGGAGTGCCCGATCGCCACCTTGTCGGTGCCGGTATTTCCCACCAGGCCGGAGGGGGTGACACTGGTGATCGTCGCGTACGCGCTGGTACTGACCTTCGTCGCGGAACCGCCCACCAGGGAAATCGTCTCGGTGGCCGCCCGGCCGCTGGCATCGACACCGACGACGGTGATGATACCGGCTGAGATGCTGGAATCCGCATCAGTAACAATGACCGTCAACCGGCAAGGGTGAGCCGGCTGGGCCGCCACCGTCATCGCCACGCCGTTGGCAACGGTTGCATCTGCCACCAGGGTACAGGCGCCCGCGGTGGTTTCCGGGGTCGCGGGCTTGCCGACGCGGCAGGAAGAAGAATGGGAGATCGCCGTGTTGGTGGCCGTCGTACTGGAGATCGTGGCGGTGCTGGAACCGGTGGCCCCCGTGCCAGCGGCCGACGTGGCGCCGCCCGTCCCAGCAATTACTACCCAGGCGGCACTGGCACGCTTGTAGATAACCCCGTTGGTTCGCAGGTAGACCGACCCATCTGGCTCTGCCAGCGAGGGGGCCCCGCTGCCGGAGGAAATGGTGGGGTCGGCGGACACCACGGAGCTTTCCGTAGTGCGAACAATGAACCCACGCGCACAGTATGCGCCCTTGGATTTTCCGCCGCGGATCTTGAGATAGACGAGGGCCATAGTGACTCCTACTCGATGAGGTCAGATTCAGGGGCTTTTTGGCCCTCTGGAGATTTGGGCGACGACTGGGAAGTCTCCGAATTTTCGGGCTTCTCCGCTTTCAGTTTTTCGGATTTGGGGCGGTCCGCCTTGGGACGGTCCGCCTTGGGGGCAGTTTCCAGTGCGGCAAGGCGCGCCGCCTGTTCCTGCTGACCTTTCGCCAGTGTCTGCTGGCTCTGGAGAATTTGAGCCAGCGTCGCCTGGAGCCCAGTGAGTACATCTGGAGGAGGCGATGCGGGGACTACGGCGGGAGGGGGCGCCGGGACTGCTTTGGGAGCGGTGGCCATTTCCCGCAGCACCCGCAGCTTGCGCTCAAATTGCTCGCTGTTTGCGATTGCGACGGCATTCCGGTCGTTCACCCGCCGACGGGTGACCGCCTTCGACAGCGCCGCATCCAGGGCGATCCGGGCCGGGGCGGTGATCGGCTTGACGATCCCGCGGTCCACCAACGAAGCCCGCCAGCGGGCATACCCGTCGCCGTCCCACTCCCGCTCCACCCGCCCACCCCCGGCAGGAGTGAGTTTCATCCATGCCTCTTCGTGGGCAGAGCCGTGGGCGCCCTGCCAACGGAGACAATAATCCGGCTGGGTCTCCCCCCAAGCCGTGACCGCCTCATGAGGAATCCGCACCCACCCAGCCTTTTCGCGTTGGGCAATAGCGATAGTGCCGTCACCCATCGGGGCGGTACCGTTGCCGACCTGGGCTACACCGGAGATGCCCGGGTCCAGCCGAAGCTGGTCCAGCACCGGAACGAGTACCCCGCTCCCATCCGAGAGGATTGCCACTTCCCACTTTCGAGGGAAATGAAAATAGTGAAAGGGGCGGCTCGGCGTGAGCCGGGGGAGAGTGCCGCCTTGGGCCATCTCCAGGGGTGCGGAGGGTTTCATGTGTGGACTTCCTTACGTTATCCCAGGGCGATCATCTGGACGCCGCGGAGATCTTCGATCTCCACCACGCCGAAATAGAAATGGGTGGTGACGTTCCCGCTACCGGCGGTCGCGTTGCGGCTCTGTTCGATGAGAACCGATTCCACCTGGAGAAGCACGTCGTTCGGATTGATGCCGAAGCCGTCGATCTCCTGGGTGGCAAAGCCGATTGCGCCGCGACCAAACATCATATTTACCCGGTCGGATCCGCTGGCCGGGATCTTGTCGCAGGTGAAAATATCCACCCCGTCGTAGTTGCCCTGGAAGCCGGGGCCGCGGAGCTGCTGCATCTGCTCATTGGCGGGCTTCCACTGGGTGATGCCCTGGCGGGATTCCAGGTCGGTCTGCCAACTGGCGAAGCTGGTGGGGTGGAGGACTGCCATATAGGGGCCCGGCACCTTTGCTTCGATCAATGCCCCCTTCGCCGCCATGAAGGTATCATGGTCGAAGGCGACACCCGAGGTGCCCACGGAGGTGGCGAAGCCGGAGGCCAGCCCCGCGATGGCGTTTGTCAGCGTCGCCATCGCATCCATGAAGCCCGACTGCGCCAGCCGGACGGGATTGACGACGCCGCTGGGATCGATGGAGTGGATCCAATCGGTGGCAAGCCGGGTTTGGGCATACCGGGCAACGGTCACCGTTTTCTGTGCATCGGTGATGTCCGTCGCACTGACGGCCGATCCCTCGGAGGTGGCGGAGAGCAGGTCGTAACCGTCGAGGCCGACCACGGGGAAACTGAAAGACTTGGAGCCGCCGCCCATTTTCCCAGCACCATACTGGGAAAGGTTGATCAGCGCCGGGTGGTTGTGGAGCGTTCCACGATCCGCCAGCAGCGCGAGCATGATCGGAATTGCAACAGCGGAGACGATGAGGTTTTGACCGCCACCGGCGGTCGTCGTGGTCGACATGGGATTTTATCCTTTGGGGAATAGGGATTGGACGGTCTGGGAGAGACCCTTAAGTTCCGGGTACTGGGCTTCCAACGCGGGAGCGTTTTGCTTCAGCATTTCGGGCGTCCAGGTGCGGACGGTTTCCGGACTGAACTGGGCGGGGGCGCCCTGGACCTGAGACGCGCCCTTGTTGGGGTCGGGGGTGCCGACCTTCGGAGGAGGGGCACCAGGCGGGACAACCGTGGGGGCCGTCAGAAACGGCGCCAAATGCGCGGGGCGCTTGTCAGCCGGAGACTCCTGAAGCCCCTTGAGCCACGCATCCAAGGCGGGCTTCTCCTGGCCCTCGGCAGCTTGGAGGTCGGCATACTCCAGCTCGAAAATCCGGCGGACCTTGGCGTCCTTCACACCGGCCTGGGCAAACGTGGAATCCAATTCCCGGGCCTTGTAGGTCTCCACCTGCTTCTGCAGTTCGGGCAACGTGGCCACCTGCTTCTGGAGGTCGTCGAACTGGGGACGGAGCCCGTCGTAGAGGGCCTGGGCTTTTGCGCCTTCTTTGGCAACCTTCCGCAGATCGGCCAGTTCTTGTTCGGAGATGTCGGGCATGTGTGGCTATGCTCCAGGAATGGGATTGGGAAGATTGGAGTAGGGGAGCGGGGATGTCCCAGGACGAACACCAAATGCTGCGTTTTCAGCCTGTATGCGCTTAAGGTCCTCGACAGCTTCAGATCGCAAACATCCAGGATGTTCCCACATATAGGCGTCAACAATCGACATGCGGCCAGCAGCAACCATCTCCGCCGCGTGGAGGCGACGGGATGCCGCTTCATTGGGAGAGAGGGGGATGAAGGCATAGTCAATATCCCAGCCGGATTCTGGGAGACTGCGGAGGGTGGCGCCCTCCAGATTGCAGATAGCGGCCAGCTTGGAGAGGGTGTCCGAGTCGGAGGGTTCCAGCTCCTCCGCGTACCGGGCCTGGGCCTGGCGCTGGCCGTCACGCGAGATCACAAGGGCCTCGGCCGACGCCGGGTTGGAGGAGCCCGCAAAAATCTCGTGGCCGTTGAAGCCGTCAAACGAACCGATCGCCCGGTCCATTTTTTCAATGACGCGGGCCAGCATCTCCGGGTCCGCCCCAGGTCCCCACTGGCCGACCTGGGAGGATGCCCCCTGGGGCATATCAGGATCGGAGTCGAGGTGGAGAAGCCCGGTCGGATCGGTCGCTACTTCGGTGCGGGCCCCATAGGTCGTATCGACTGGAGCCGCTCCAGCCACCCGGGCGTTCATCACCCAGCGTTGGGGAAAGGCGGCCCGGAAAAAGGTGTGTTGGAGGTAAGTCCAGGCACAGGCCAGATCCAGCGTGCCGTCTACCAGCTCGATGCCCTCATAGGGGTCCCAGAGGACTTCCCGAGCGGAGGCGTGGTAGAGCGCATATGGCAGGAATGGCCTACCTTTCCGCTCTCCCTGGGTGTACCGATACGGGTAGGCATCGCCATCAAAAGAGCCGCCAAGCACCTCGGAGGTGACATCGGGGCCATCCTTTCCGCCCGACCCGACCTGGACAACACGAAAAAAGGTATCGCCCTCCTGGATGGAGTAGGAGTCCCAACACCACCCGAAACCGCCACGCCAGCGCAGCTCACGGAGGGCGACGGGGACACCGGGGGCGGAGACGTAGGAGGTCCCCGTCAGGGTATCGGGCCGGACCATCCGGGTAACCGGACGATTCAGCTCCTTCGACCAGGAGATGTGGACAGCCATTTCCCGCAAGCCAATCAAACGGGTCTGGACCCGCCGCATCAGGGGCCAGAGACCAATGGAGTCTACGATCTGGTCGGAACCCAGCAGCTCTGGGAACTCCCCATCTGGATGCTCTACCGTCGGGTCATTGAGATAGTTGGCAGCAAGCTGAGTGCAGACATCCCGGAATGGATTTTTGGCACGGGAGCGCCGGCCGATCACGGGGCGACGGACCCGGCCAAATGTGGCAGTGAGGACCCGCTCCAGGTCCAGGTCCCAGCAACCAGAGAGGAGCCGCTCCCGCCGGCGGCTCTCCTCCCACCGCATCGCATCCGCCGGATCCGCAGGGATCGGAGGGGCGCCGTAGTGGTGGGAGTCGGGAACCATGCCCCAACAATCGCGCGCGCTGCCGGTATGGGCCAGATACCTAACTGGGTATCTTTATGATAATCAGCCAACATCCGTCATAGTTGGACGGTCAATGTCCTTCCTATCGAACATGGTCATCAGCGCATATCGGGCGGAGTCATACGGATCTTTGATGGGGTCCGCTGGGTCGCCTATCCATTCCATAGCGGCCTTGCGAAATCCGACCGCTTTGGTGTGGACTTTCAGCCGGCCATTGGACGCCAGGGTGTTGATCTGGGCGGTCGACCGGCGGACGGACTTCGCTCCTTTGCGTACGGTAATAATTTTGATGCCCCGCCTCGATGCCTCCTCGGAGGTGATTCGAAGCTGGGCCGCCAGGGCCCGCTGCATGTCGCGGTTCGACTTTGCCTCTCCCCAAAAGCTGTTGGAGGTTGCCCGGTCTCCAACCCAGAGGTTGACCCGTTCCCAGGGGATAGTCCAACGGCGGAGCATGGCCAGGATGCCCGCCGCATCCTCGTCGACAGTGGTAGCCTTTCCCGGGTGCCATTCGTCCAGGATCCAGTAGATGCCATCGCACTCCACCACCAGGGAAGCAGACTGGCGGCCCGGCCTGGTGCCATGGTCCATCCCGACCGCCACCCGAAAGCGGCTGGTCCGAGGGAAATCGGAGGCCACCCAACAGGCGTCCCCCACCAATTCTAACCAGCGCCCCTTGATGGCCTGGGTCCAGGCGCCCGTCCGCCGCATCTCCCGCTGGTCGGATGTGTACCCGGCAATATCGGCGTCTACCTCCGCCTGGGTTTTCCGGGCAATTGGGATAACGCCTCCCAGAACCGTCGTGGCCTCCTCGGAGTAGTCGGTCTGAATTTCGCGGACATCTCCCTCCTCCACCAGTTGCCGGATGTAGTCCAGCGGCGGGGATTCGGGCGTTGGCGTGAAGGTTATCCGAAGCTCCCCGGTGTAGGCGTTCAGGCGGGGGATGGCCTCCGCATACACCTCTTCGGGCGGCGGCTCGTCGAGGGATATCCGATGGACCTGGGCACCCATGATGCGCCCAGCCCCCTGCTCATAGGTGGCCAGGAAGATACAGCCACCCGCGCCAGGGCCAGAAACGAAGGGGATAGCCGGGATCTTGAAGCCCATGATCCCGTTGCCGGGCTGGTAGTAGAGCCTAGAATCAACTTCGTCTTTCGGTAGGAGCATCCACAACATCCGGAGAAGTGGGTCCATCTGGGCAAACGAGTAGCCACAGAGTATGATGAACCTGGGGCCCTTCGGTACCTTTCTCCAGGGGTTTGTCCCACGGATGAAGTTGATGTCATCCCAAGCATGGACGTAGCTTTTCCCGATACTGTTGCCACCACGGGATAACAGTTTCCGGTCAGTCGCGGAGCAGTAGTCGATCTGCCATTGGGCCAGACGAGGCCGGGCCAGCTGCGCCCGCTCCCGGTGTTTCGGGGCGGAGAAGAGGAGGGGAAGGTGGGCCGTCACCCCATTGTCTCCAGAGTCTTTTCAACGTTTCCCAGCAGTTTCTCAGCCAACGCCCGCCAAGCCGCACACTCATGCGGAACTCTACACGATGCGAACTCCTCCCAGGTGGCGTGACCTCCCCCGCCAGATGCCAGCCATGCATCCCGCCAAACGTTGAACAGGTACATAGCAACAACCTCGCGACGCATTGCCGCGTCAACCTCTTCAGGTGGCAGCTTGATCTCTACATTCATGGTCTCTTCCCACAATGACGACAGGCCGCCCCCTGCCGGATGATTTTGACGCCCGGATGGCGGGCCAGGAATTCACGAACGAAGGGCTCCAGGTGCTGGGTGGCCATGTCCCTTGATGCCTGCTCCAGTTGGCCCATGTAGACCTCCTCGGTGACCTGCTGGTCACCAGCCCGCGCCTCCTCCTGAGCCAACTCCTCCAGCAGCCGCTCCAATTCTTTCAGCGCCTGACCCGCTGCGACATGGGAGCTTTTGGCGGAGGCCGCGACATAGGCATCCTGCTGACGCTCCACCAGCCAGCGCAGCCGATCCAGCTTCGACATTTTCGATAGATCGGGCGGACCAGCCGGTTTTTCTGGAGGTGGAGGGGGCGCTGGTGGCGCTTTTGGGCTGCGGGCCACGAATCAGCCTCCCTTTTTTTGAGGAG